ATATTGTATTCTATCATTTACAGATGGCTTATTGCCTGGATCTCTTATAGCAATTTTATCCGCCAATACCTTATGTGCGATTTTGCTAGGGTCTTTATAAAAACCTCTTAAGGTCTTTGATAAAATCAAATCTTTCATATCAGTCTTACCATCAACTAAATCCTGCAATTCTTCTCTTAAAAACTTAATAGATAATTCTAAATCTTGATTATTAAGAATGATATCAATTACTCCACCAAATATCTTTTTGACTATATTTGCATTATCTCTGCGTTTTAATACAATTCCCATTGATTTCTGTTTAAAATGATTAACATCTTTTTCATATAAATTGCCAACATATCTCTTCTTCGTAAATAAGATAAATGGATACAAACATTTTTCATAATTTAATTTTTGCGGATATGGCAAATGTTTTTTTATATTTAATTCTACGTGTTCGCCATTTTTAATAGCATATGGCAATGCATCTTTTCCATAAACATCTTCATTATTTTCATTCTTATTACGAAACTTACAGAAAATAGAATCTGTATCACCGTAAATAACTTCAGCATTATAATTATCTTCAACAAAGTTTTTTGCTAACATAATCATCTCTCTTCCTGTAGATGTTGTACAAGCAGCTATTTCTTTAAGATAAACAGCAGATGTTTTTGCACCTATTTGACCATATAAAGAATTAGCTGTTACTTTATAAGCTGATTGCAATGCATCGAATACACCACATTCAAACTTATTATAAGTAGGATTATTGGTTTTAATATCAGTCTTTAAAACTTCTGTTTTAATATTCAAATCAACGTTAGTAATAATTATTTTATTTTCAGTTTCTTCCGGAAAACCAGTAATAATCGTATTATCTTTTTTAGTAATTGTTATATATTCAATCTTTTTTCTTGTATTTTTTCTCTCATTTAAAAGCATTTCAAGAATATCAGGAATAATTCCTTTTTTGCCATCTTTATATTTTGCAAAATAACAATCTTTCACTCCAGTTTTAGCCTTTTTATCTCCTAAACCTTCATACAAATCATAACTAACTTTAATTATTTCAATATTATCATCTTTAATATCGCGATACTTATCATCAATTATATAAGTATCGTGTGATAAGTTTCTACAAATCATTGATGATGGATATAAAGAACCATAATCAAATACAACAATTGGGTCATCTAAATAAATACCTTCTTTCGGTTCTAAAACAATAGCTCCTTCATAACCTTCCGTATTATCTTCATCACTAATATAATTTTTAATAACAGGAATAAGATATTCACGTTTCATACATTCATTTGAAATTAAAGAGAAAATCTTAATACCTTGACCTCTTCTAAATAAGAAATTGAGAGGTACTAAACAAACATTTCCCATACCAATATTATTTTCAATAATTTTCAGTTTATGTAAAAGTTTATTAACTAAAATACAATCCTGAACGCAATATTTAGCAATTACGCATCTATCTGCAGAATTGCCTTTAAACTTTTCAAAAATCTCTTTCGGTTTTAAATCATCCTTATTGCTATTAATATAAATAGAAGCAACATTATCCAATTTATAACTATCTAATTTAAAATCTTTTTGCATTACCTTTAAAAGGTCAATACAAACAACACCATCAATATCAAATAATTTAAATATATTATCGCCCAATGCAGATGATGATAATTTTTGTTCTACTAAACTACAACTTCTATTTCTAATTTTACCAAGCCCAATTTTAAATCTATCATTAATATTAAGTTCTTTTGTTCTATCCCATATATATTCAATATCAAAACCCCAAATATTATAACCGATAATAACATCAGCATTCAAAGAACACATAAATCTTTTCCAAGATAATAATAATTCTGCTTCTGTTTTACAACAAACAACATCAGTATTCTCAATATTATCGCAATCATTTAAAGTAATTATACGTCTATAAATAATATCATCATTACCATATTTATGAACAGTAATGCCAATTTGTATGATTTTATCACCTTCGAGTTTCGGCAATGTTTCTGTCAATTTTCTATTTAATGCTTCCTCGATTTCATTATATTCCTTATTTGTTAGTTTCTTAACCTTTTTTGTATCATCATTTTCATCTGCTTCATCATTATCTTCGTTTTCTTCTTCATCATCCTTAACTTCAATTGTTTTTACTTTATTTAAAATTAATCTTAATGTATCTTCAATTAATCGCAATTTTTCTTTAATAGAACTATCAATTTTACCTTTTGAATATAAGCGATGAATAATAGCATTCGGATTGTTATTAACAATAACATCATCGCTAAATGCATCATAAATATTATCAATTAAATGTTTATTATCTAAATTAATTTTGGCAAGATAACATAAATCCTGTGCCAGTTTTTTATAATTCTTAATCGCAACAGGAAAATCACCGTGCGAACTTGTACATTCTATATCAAAAGATGCGATTATTAATGGTGCTATTTGATTAATTTCAATTGCCTCAATATCATTCCAATCAGCAGTTATATTATAATTACTTATAGTTTCAGGTGCATCTTCTAATGTATATTTATTAACCTTAATCCAACCACAAGGTTTGATATTTTTAATATGAATAAATCTTAAAAATGGGTCAATATTACTTTCATATAACTTAAACCCTTCTTTAATTGGCAATTCAGATTGAAAATAATATTTAAGATTGTTAAACATACGCAACGAATTGACAATAACTTTTATAAATCTAAATTGTTTATTATTTGAAAATCCCCAAAAATCTTTTTTATGAACAACTTCAAGTTTTTCAAAATGCGTTGAATAAGTTTTTGAAATAATTCTATTTGTATATGATTTACCCTTAAACTTACTTTCATATGTATCTTCTCTCAATTTATTTTCCAATTCTTGTACTTTATTATTAAACTTCTTAATATCTAAATCTTCCCACGATGGTGGAGGCTTGATATAAAAGAATGGTTTAAAATTAATTACTTTCGTACAGATTGTTATATTACTATTATTTGTACCGTAAATATAAATACAATACTTATCTGATTTTTCATATTCATCTTTATTTTTATCAGTTTCAGGAATAAACCAGTCTGTTATTTGATAAATAATTTCAGTATCTAAATTATCATCAGTCAATTCATCAATGTCAGCTCTTGGAAATGTATTCATTATATATGTATTTATGTTTAATTTTTATATTAATAAAAATCAATTTTTTGATTATATTTATATTTTATAGAATGGAAATAGGTTTTCAAGGCTTTTTCATTATTACTCTTATAATTGTATTTACATATTTATTGTATCAATATCATTATTACAGTAAAATTGAAAAAATTGTATCAACTATCGATAATAGAAATTATGAAGTTCAAATTAAAAATGATGCTCAAGAAGCTGCTGATTTAATTGCTAAAATTAGAGAAAAATTGGTATTATTGGTAAATCATTTAATTAAATCATATCCCAACGAAGATAGAACTGAACAACTAAAAACCAATTTTAAGCCAGATAATATTAAAGAAGGCATTGATGATCCTAATTATACCAGTTATTCAATTAATAAAGGCGAACAGATTGTTTTATGTTTAAGAACCAATAATAAATTAACTGATTTAAATACGATGATGTTTGTCGTTTTACACGAATTATCACACATATGCACTAAGAGTATAGGACATACACCAGAGTTTTGGAATAATTTTAAATGGATATTAGAAGAAGCAATTAATATTGGTGTTTATAAAAAACAAGAGTTTAAATTAAATAATGTTGATTATTGTGGTATAAAAATTACCGATAGCCCTCTTGATTAATATTTATTTAAGAATTATTTATTAATAATAAATATCAATGTCAGAAACCAACTTTTTTAAAAATATTGATACTAACGAAAAGGCTTTTTGTTTAGGTTTTTTTAGTTATATTAATGAAGCTGATTCAAAATATTCTAAATATACATATGAACTTTCTAATATTAATAATAATTATGACAATGAACTATTGACTTATTTTGAAAATATTGTTGATATTATGTATGATGATACAACTGCTATTACATCAATGACTTTGATGAATAAAAGTATGATTGATGATATTAAAACTAATATTAAAGATTTTGACAATTTCACTGATAAATATAAAAAAGAGTTTATTCGTGGTATTTATGAATACAATTATTTAAATAGCAATTATAATAACAACGATATTCTCATTAAAAAAGCTGGTTTAATTAATGAAACAAGTGTAATTGAAAAAATTGCGGATTATCTTAAAGTTCCGTATATTTATATTACTGATAAAGATGAATATGCTTATTATCAAGTTAAATATGGTTGTAGTAGTGTTGATTTCTTAGGTTTTATTTATAATAATATTAATGATAGTTATAGTTTTAATTATTGCAATTATAATAATACTGTTCCTAGATGTTGTGTTATTAAAACAGATGAAAACGCTGTATTTCCATCTAAAGCAAATTGGAGCGATGTTGGATTTGATTTAAGTATTATCAAAAAAATTAAAGATTTCAATTCAACAACTGCTTTATATGATACGGGAATTAAAATCCAACTTGATTTTGGATATTATGCTGAAATTGTACCAAGAAGTTCCATTAGTAAATCTGGTTATATTCTAGCCAATAACATCGGTATTATTGATAATAGTTATAGAGGTAATTTGATGATTGCTTTAACAAAAATTGCTCCAGATGCAATTGAATTAGAATATCCTTTTAAATGTTGTCAATTAATTATAAGAAAACAGATTTATGTTAATCTCGAAGAAGTAGCATCAATAACAGAAACAAAAAGAAGCGAAGGAGGATTTGGTTCAACAGATAATTAGTTTTTATTTTTATACAATCATTGTAAAAAAATGATATGATTATTTTTAATTATTTATATCAATGTCTTTCGAAATAATTCAAGAAGTCGAATTAATGATTATAGCAATCAAAACAAATGATTGGAATGAAGCAAAAGAAGAAATAATGAATAATCTTAATAATATTCAATTTAATCTTTCAATTAATTATAGAGATTTATGTATATCAAATAAAGATTTGGAAATAGAAATTAAAAATTGTATATTTCATTTATTGCCACAATTTTTTATACAAACCAATTATAACACTTATGAAATAGTTGATGATTATAATATAACTATGGAAGAAATAAATAAAATAGCAAAAAAAGCAATTATTATTATCAATAGAAAAATAAAAAAATGATATAATTATTTTATTTTTTTATAATTAATGTTGTCAAATACAAACTTTTGCAAGGTTAAATATTGTCGTTATATCAATTCGCATACTACAAGAAATCATAAATGCGGCACTTGCTCTGAATTGGGACACGGACAATATGAATGTAGAAATAATGCTGAAAAAATAAAATTACGAGAGTTTTTTAATGACGTTATTGACCCAACTGAAAGATGCGATTTATATAAATGTCCTTCTAATATTTTTCATAAAACAATTGCTCATCATTGTGAATATTGTAAAAATCTTGGTCATAATTTATATAACTGTCCTATTAAAATAATAACTATAAATTGTCCTTTATGCAGACAATCAAATGCAATTAAAGCAAATCAAAAAAAAATTATAGGTTTAGATAATGAATGCTGTATTTGCTATGATAATAAAATAGAAGTTTATTTTCCTAATTGCGGACACGTTTGTATATGCAATGAATGTTTCTATAAATCATTCAAATAAATATTAATGAATCTTTATAAGACATATATTTAAGAGTTTCTAAAGGTTTTAAATAATTAATATAAGTATTGTATATATATTTAGACAATTTATTTTTTTATTAAAATATGATAAATATTAATACTTATATTATCATTATCACCAATGATATAAATATTAATATCTTCATAATTATTTTTATGTATATATGTCATATTATCGATTAAATAATTAATATCATAATTATCATTAAATTGACAAATTAAACTTTTATTAATTGTTTTGTTATTGATTATTAAATAAACCTTTGATAAAATAGATATTAAAATAATATCTTTATCATTATTGCAAAATAAATAATTATCGATTAATATTATTTCATCATATTTATTTTTCTTATAAAAACAACAATAGTTATGTTCAGTTTTTATTTTAATTGTACGATTCGATAAATGCTTTAATATTAAAAAATAATAAATCTTTTTAATTGTTTTATTTTTATAATTAAATAAGAAATCTAATAAATATTCTAATTCAATATCTGATGTAATTTTATAAATTAAATTATCATCATTTATATATAATTTAAAGTTATTGATTATAATTATTTTATTATCATAATTATAATCAATTTTATTATACACATCATATAAATGCAGATTATAATTTAATGGTATGTAATAATTCATAATTACCTTATATAAATATTATTTAATATTTATATATAAAATGGTATTTCATTTAATTAAAAAAAAAATAAAAAACGACGATATTGCTATACATATTTATAATTTATATTTAATTTCTAAATATTACGAAAAGGGATTATTAACAGAACATAATACTAATCTTTTTTTATGTAAGTTTAGCAATGATGAATATTATACAAATCTAATTTTAACTAAAATCAATTTTAATAATCATCATAACTATAATTATATTAAAAAAATTATTACAAATGAGAATATTGCATTAAAGATTTTAATTAAAAATCCAAATATAATCAAAAATCTTGATTATACTTATAAAAATAATAAAACAATTATTTCAAATATATGTTTTAATAATTCCTATTATTTTAAATATGCATCGAAAGAACTTAAAACTAATATTAATTTTATTTTATATTTACTTGAAATTAATATCTTTATTTATTTTTTTATTGATGATAATCTTAAAAATAATAATGATATTATAAAAATAATTAAAATAAATCCTTTAATCATCGATTTATTAAAATCTGATTAATCAACCTTATCCATATCAACCTCTTCCTTATCATCAGATTCTTCCTGTTTTCCCATATTAGCAAACATTTCAGGATTCATACCTGCTGGCATTCCTGCACCATTTGCAAACATTTCAGGATTAATTCCTGCTGGCATTTGTGATGGTCCTTGAAGTTTCATTAGTAGGGGTTGTACTTTATCCTGAACTTCCTTTTGTTTATTTTTATAAGTTTCTGCTGTTTCATTGGTATTTTCTTCAAACCATTTAAGAGCATCAGCAACAATTGGATCGATTTCTGTTTTAACTTCATCGAAATTGGGCGATGCTCCTTCGTGTTTAGTAGCAATACTATTTTTAACTCATATAAATAATTTTCAAGGTCATTTTTACTCTCAATTACTAACTTGAGTTTTTCATCTTCTTCTTTATATTTCTCGGCAGCCTTCACCATCTCCTCAATTTGTTCTTTTGTTAATCGTCCCTTATCATTTACAATCTTAATATTATTTGATTTGCCTGTGCTTTCTTCTTTTGCAGTTACTTCAAGAATACCATTTACATCAACAGACAAATCAATTACAATTTTAGGTTGTCCTCTTGGCATCGGTGGAATACCACTCAAATGAAATGAACCAAGCTGATTATTATCTTTTACTAATGCTCTTTCACCTTCATAAATCTTAATATCTACACCTGGTTGATTGTCAGAATAAGTTGAGAATGTTTGTGATTTTTTAGTTGGAATTGTTGTATTACGTTCAATAATCTTTGTCATAACTCCTCCACTTGTTTCAATACCAAGAGAAAGAGGAGCAACATCGAGAAGAAGAAGATCATTTGTCTTTGAACTACCTTGACCAGTAAGAATAGCACATTGAATAGCAGCACCAATTGCTACGGCTTCATCAGGATTTAAACTCTTATTTAATTGTTTTCCATTAAAATAATTACTTAGAAGTTCTTGGATTTTAGGAATACGTGTTGTTCCTCCAACTAGTACAATTTCATCAATCTCATTTTTACCAACCTTAGCATCTGATAAAACTCTTGATAGAGGTTCTAATGATTTATTGAAAAAACTTTCAGCTAATTGTTCAAACTTCGCTCTGCTTAAAGTTGTTGAATAATCAACACCATCAAATAATGATTCTACTTCAATTGTTGTCGTAGTTGATGATGAAAGATTTTTCTTTGCTCTTTCAGCTGCAATATTAAGTCTTTTAAGTGCTTTGGGATTTTCTTTAATATCTTTTGAATGTTTCTTTTTAATATCAGCACACAAATAATCAACAATTAAATTATCAATATCAGAACCTCCGAGATGAGTATCGCCAGCTGTTGCTTTAACCTCAAAAATACCACCATCAATAGTTAAGACAGATAAATCGTGAGTTCCACCACCTTCATCGAAAATAAGAATAGTACTCTCTTTATCAGTCTTCTTATCAAGACCATAAGCAATAGCTGCCGCAGTTGGTTCATTAATAATTCTTAGACATTCCATACCACTAATAGTGCAAGCATCTTTTGTGGCTTGTCTTTGACTATCATTGAAATAAGCAGGTACAGTTACGACAGCCTTTTTAACAGGATGTCCAAGATATGCTTCTGCAGTTTCCTTTAGTCTTGAAAGAACCATAGCTGAGATTTCTTCAGGATAAAATGTTTTATTTTCACCCTTAAACTCAACATTAATTACAGGTTTATTACTACTATCACCAGAAACATCAAAAGACCATAGCTTTTTATCATTTTGTACATAACTATCATCGTATTTACGACCAATTAAACGTTTAATATCATAAAGAGTTGATTTAGGATACATTGTAGAAATATTTTTAGCAGCATCGCCAACTAATTTTTCTTCTTTCGTAAATGATACATAAGATGGAATAATTCGTGATCCTGTTTGATGATCAGGTAAAACTTCAACCCTATCACCAATCCAAACAGCAACACAGCTAGTAGTAGTTCCTAAATCAATACCAATACCAACATTATCTTCTTTTGACATTATTTTATTTAAAATTATTATAATAAATCTTTAAGTAATTTTTATAATATTATAATTATATTATGGATAGAAAAGAAGAAGATATTTGTATTAAATTATCAACATATCCACAATTTGGAGGAACTTGTTGGTTTAATGCAATTTTAATGGCTATTTTTTATAGTCAAAACTCAAGAAAATTATTATTAAAAATTGCACATACTTGGGATATGGAAAATAAGTTTCTAAAGATTTGTAAACATATATTATTAAAATATTATATTTTTACTGATAAAGCAAGTCAATTTTTTAATAAGTTTAAACCAGAAGTAATAATTTTTTATATGTTACAATATTTTAAACATAATGATTTAAATAAAAGAATTAGAAATTCCATTAAAAAATATGGTTATAATAATTTAGGATATTTTCTTCATTATATAACATTTTTTTATAAATGTTTAGGTATTAAATGTTTAGGTATAACATATACTAATTATAATGGCGATGATACTTATTTATTAAATGTTTATAAACATTTAAATTATATAATAAAAAAAGGAGTATATGAAATTGATACAGATTTTAGTAAAATAAATGTTAATAAAGAAATAGAAGATATAATAGATATATTACGTGATATACCTGATGTATTGATAATTAATAATAATTCATTTAATTATATAAATAATTTTTATTATAATATAGTTGAACAAACAGAAAGTGATTTTTTAAATATAACAACTTATGGTATTAAATCAGAAGATATTCAAAATTTAAAAGAATATAAAATTGAAATTACATTTAACGGTCATAAATATAGATTAGAATCTTGTTTATTAAATAGTTATAATTCAATTGATGAAAATAATCCTTCAATACATACGGTTGCAGGTATTACTTGTAAAAATAATAGATATATTTATAATGGTTGGGAAAAAACAAAAACTGAAGAAGAAGAAACAAAATATGGTAAAAAAGCTATTGCTTGTCCTTTACTTAAATATAACTGGGATTTAAATGATGATGATAAACCATTTTGTTTAAATTATCCAGCGTGTAATATTATTAATGATCCTGCACCAAATCCATATTGTTTTTCATTTGGAAAGATGATTAATAAAATAGCTATATATATAAGATGTGATAATTTAGAACCTGTAGTTAGTAAAGATAATAATAATAATACTAACACAAAATCAGATGAATTAAAATTAAATAGCGATTTTGCACTAATAGTTAAAAATATGCACGATATAAAAAACTTATCATTAAATGAAATAATAAAACAACTTCATTTATTTAATGTAAATATATCACATAGAGAATTAAAAGGTAAAAATAGAAAAGATTTAGAAATATTATTATATGAAAAGATTTCAAAATATTTTAGTCATAAAATAGATAGAAGCAGTTCAAAAACTGATAGAAAAAGACAATTAAGAGATTATAGTACTCCTAGAAGTAATTCAAAATCTGATAGAAAAGTAAAAAGACAATTACACAATACTGTTTAACTTATTTCATTCGTATCTTAACTAATAGATATATATTATACATCACCGAAATGATACATAAAGGAATAGAATATAATGTTAATGTTAAAAATAATTCAAGAACCTTAAACATAATTATTAATCTTCAATATCACTTAAATCACTTAAATCACTTAAATCACTTTCATCATTCTCAATATTAGAATTATTATTTAAATTATCATATAATTGAAGTCCCAAATCAATTATATTAATATTATAATTCTTTTTAATTGTTTCGCCAAAGTTTAAAAAGAGAATGAAATTGTAATATGTATCCCCTTTTTTTTTATATTCAATTATTTTATTATTATAATAATTAGGATAAATAATATTTCCAAGCAATAAGAAATTAATAATTATATTATTGCCAATAGCAAGTAGATTATAATAAACAATTTTATAACATACCATTATTTAATATTAATACTTATTATAAAAAATGATTTAATATTTTATATAATTTTAATTAAAAAATAATGGATGATATTCGCTTGTTTATTAAAAAGAATGCTATTGTCAAGCTACAATTATCTATTAAATATAAAGATGATTATACTGAATATAAATATAAATATGGTGATAATCTTCTTATTTTTAAAGAATATGAAGATAATATTAGCTTAACATATAATAAAAAAACT